ATATAATTGTTGTTCATGACAGCGAAGACGCGGCAACAGGCTATATGCTGGCAAAAATATGGCACCTGTTCAAGTACCGGCTGAACTTCAACCGTAGAGGCGGTGGGGCTGGTGTGACCGCAATAAGCAACACTATTGATTTAAATAAATACCGGGGCCTCCGCTTCGGGCAATACAAGTTTGACTATGATTGACCTGAATGCTACTAACGAATGGCAGCACCGTGACCCGGATACCGGACTGGTATTTCCTTGGTACACAAAACCTGCATTGGATGAGATTGTAACGTGGGACTTGAAAGACAAAAAAGTTTTTGAATACGGCTGCGGGGCGAGCTCTATTTACTTTGCCGCCAAAGGCGCGAATATATATGGCTGCGATGTCAGCGGTGAATACTTGGAGGCAATCAACTCTGCATTAGTTCGCCAACGCATTCAAGGAGGGCTTTTCTATCAAGTAGAGGATAGAGATTTGTATATTTCATTTCCCTCAACANGAGGAATTTTGTTTGATATAATTATTGTAGATGGCGACCCGGTTGAATGGAGGGATGGCTGCATTATGACTGCATTAAAATATCTCAAGCCCGAAGGCGTCTTAATAATAGATAACTGGGATCAGCCATCGGTATGGTTGCCCAGCCGGCAAACAAAAGAAAACGTTTTATCTTATCCCCACAAGATTTTCAAGCAGCCGGGGCATCCGGACTGGCAAACGTTGATTGCATGGAAAGACCACTAATTACCCTGCTCATCCGCACATCCAACCGTCCGCACTTATTCGCGCGGTGCCTGCAGTCCATCGAGCAGCAGACATACCCGCATACCCATGTTATTGTAGGATATGACAACGACGGGGCACTGGACTATATCCCTGATCATATCGACAAGGTGCCGGTCAGCGCCCATAAAGGCATACCGTTTTATTACGACCTGTATTGCAACCAGCTTAAGCGGTACGTGAACAACGGGTGGTTTATGTTCCTCGACGATGACGACATGCTGGCTACCCCGACCGTCCTGCAGGAACTCGCCCAGCACCTGACCGGTGATCACGAAGCCGTGGTCTGCCAGTTCCTGCGCAATGGTCTTCCAAAGCCCCGAGCTAATTACATGCGGCACCGGATTGTTCGGGAAGGGTGCATCGGACTGCCTTGCCTGGTACTGCATTCCAGGCACAAGGATCTGTCGGGTTTGGATGGCTACAAAGCTGGGGATTACCGGTACATAAAGACCGTAACCGAGCGGGTGAAAACCCTGTTTGTACCGCTGGTTCTGGTGGCAGCTGACCGCCGTAGCTACGGGCAGGCGGAAAAAAATTTACTATAAACTTTCATTAATTCCTGAAATTTCAATAAATACAGTATTTTCGTAGTGTGGAAAAAATCCGTTGTAGCAATTCAAGGTGCAATAAAGTCGTAGGAGAGATGGAATACGGCAAAGCCCGGTTTAAGTGTAGGCACTGCGGATGCATCACTACGGTAGAGATTAAAGAGGAAGTTGAACATACACAGCGAGCGCCCCGGCGGGAAATTATCCCGCGTGCAAGAGCATAGCGGGCCAGTGCTGCAAAAAAAATAAAAGCGTCCCAAGAGGGCCAGTAACTACTTCGGTAGTGCTGACCCTTTTTTCATTATGAATAAGATACTTACAGCGGCCGGTAGTATTATCCGCGGCGACTTCAACGGTGCAATGAAGTCGCTTGACTTGCCACCTGTAACGGTATCCCCCGGTACCTACCGGGGCGGCGAACAATGGTTCGCTGAGATGGTAGGGGGCAGCTACTTCTATTTCTCCTACAAGGGACATCAAAGTTCTTTGATAGCCTATGAAAAATGCAGCCCTGTTACGGCAATCATTAACCGAAAAGCGCAGGCGTACATCAACGGGAAGACTTGGGTGCTGAACAGCAGGGGGAAGGAGGCTACCAGCGAAGAGGCAAAAAAACTCCGTGCGTTATTCAAGCGGCCCAACCCTCTGCAAAGCTGGAAGCAATTCGAGGCGCAAGGGTATATCTACCAGCAGTTATTCGGCTACAATATAGTTCTTCCTATTAAGCCGGTAGGATTTAAGGACAACATTGATGCGACTTCCCTTTGGAATATCCCTCCGTTCATGGTGGATATCGAGGAAACGAACAAACTGTTTTACCAGAGCGATACCAAGGGGATTATCAAGCAGATTGTGCTGAACTACAAGGGTACACGCACTATTCTCAATGTAGAGGATATCTACATCATGAAGGACATCGTGCCTTCATTCTGCTCATTGATAATTCCGAACTCCCGGATACACGCGCTGGAGATGCCGATCAACAACATCATCGGAGCTTACGAAAGCCGCAATGTGTTGATTAATTACCGGGGCGCACTGGGTCTGCTGTCGTTTGATCGGGGTGGTGGAGAATACGGAGCGCTGCCAATTACACAACAGGAAAAAGATGACCTGCAACAGGATTTCCGCCGGTACGGCCTGAAGCAACACCAGTGGCAGCTTATCATAACCTCCGCTTCGCTCAAGTGGCAACAGATGGGATTTCCCACCAAAGACCTTATGCTGTTCGAGGAAATCGAAGATGATATCATGCGCATCTGCGATGGATACAATTATCCATACGAGTTAATGAGCAGCGGCAAGGGGGTAACCTTTTCCAACAAGAAAGAAGCGAAACAACTGCTTTACCAGGATGCGATTATCCCGGAAGCAGAAAGCATGTATGAGCAGTGGAACCAATTCTTTGACACGGAAAGGTTCAACCTAAAACTGGACAAAGACTATTCGCATATACCTGTCCTTCAGGTAGACAAGGTGCAGGAGGCGGCGGCAAGAAAAACACTTAACGAAGCCCTGAGGCTGGAATACGACGCAGGACTTATTACGCTGAATCAATGGTTAGAAAAGTTGGGAGAAGACCCGCTGCCGGCAGAGATCGGGAATGTACGTGCAACCGATGTAAAAGAAAGCAGCGTGCCGCTGGCGGTAACTATTGGGGTAGGTGGGGTGCAGGGATTGATCGCAATCCTTACAGCACAGGGCATGAGTGCGGAGGCCAGGCAAGCGGCGCTTGAGATAGTATTCGGACTTAACCCGCAGGATGCAGCGCGCATGGCAGCGGGTAATGAAAATACACAGCAAAATGAAACCGAACAGCCAACAGAAGGAGAAGGACAAGAAGAAGACGAATAAAAACTATTCGCTCGAAGAAGTGGAAGCCGAAAAGTCGGTTAAGAAAAAACAATTGTTAAACCGCGACATAATCAAAAAGTGAGATGTCCAAGACATTACTTCATATACCCGAACTGCAAGGCAAAGAGCTTTCAAAATTTTTGAAAGACAATAAAAAGCAGTTGATCGCGCAGAAAAAGGCCACGGAAAAAAGGTGTGATGCCGTGATGCACATGCCAATGCTGTATGTGGAAGAAGATGGGACGCTGACTACAAAAGCACTATCACTGGGGAATGTATCGGATGATGCCATGTCCTTCCCTGTTAAGGTGGTAGCCAATACATCCATGTGGTGCGACACCTCGATGGATGTGCTGCTTCGTGATGCAGGCAAAAAGTCGATAAAGGAGCGTAAGGGGCTTATACCCCATATCAAAAACCATGACTTCTCAACAGATGCCGAAGTAGGAAAGGTGCAGAACATATACTACATGGATATTCCACTACGTGAACTGGGGCTAAAGAAGGACGGCACTGCGCAGGCATTGATGATGGACTCAGAAGTCATGCGGGCATGGGACGAAAAAACTTTCCTCCGGTACAAGGAAGGTCGTGCCAAACAACATTCAATCGCTATCCGGTACATTGATCTGCAATTAGCACTCAACGAACCGGATGATGAGTACTACGAAGACGAATACAAGGTTTGGAAGAAGTATATCGACCAGATCATCAACAAAGAGGTGCCGGAAGAACGCGGTTATTTCTGGGCCGTCGCCCAGTTCATGTTGATTGAAGTATCTGTAGTACTCGCGGGAGCGAATATCCTAACTCCAACATACAGTATAGGTGAAAAATCGATCACTGAAGATCAGCCGCCAGTGGGCACTGTGATTCAGCCGGTCACTAAAGATGCACCTGTATTCGATTTGGATGCAGCGATAAAGCAAGTAAAAATTATTGTTTAACTCATAAACAGAGTTCACAATGTTAACCGAACAACAATTTAATGACCTTGTAGAAAAGGTCGGTAGAGAGGCGGCGACGAAAATAAAGGATCAGTTCGCGACCTCTGAAAAGAACATCAATGACAAGATCGAAGATGTTCGTAAAGGCATGATGACGGCGAAGGAGTTCGAGACGTTCAAAGCGGAAGAACTTTCGAAAGTGACAGAAAAACTTTCAAGTGTCGAGAATATACTCAAAGAGCAGGGTACCGTAATAAACGCCCTGAAAGAAAATCAGCCCGGTCAGCCGAAAACCCTGGAATCCGTGCTGTCGGATGCTGACACGATTAAGGCCATCAAGGAAGTTCAGCGTAAGGGTACTGGTAATGTAGAAATCTCGCTCAGCGGTATTTCCTGGAAGACGGCCGGCAGTACTTCCATCGGCAATACCATTCAGCCGATGACGCCGCCGCCAAACAGTCCTTATCTGCCTGCGGCCGCACCCGTAGATGCGACCAACTTCTACGAANTGCTGTACAACCCCAATTTCATNATCAACTACGTGAACAGGGGTCGCACCAATTTCTCCCTGCTGCCTTGGGTGAACGAAATCAGTACAGAGGGGGGCGCCGCATTCGTGCAGGAGGGGGCACAAAAACCGCTGTGGAATACCAAGTTTAAGGTTGAGATGAGCCAGGCAAAGAAGATTGCCGTCATGACCGGTATCACGGAGGAGTTCGACCAAGACCTTCCCGGCTTCACCACGATCGTACAGCGCCTGCTTCAGGAAAACGTTACCCGCAAATGGGACGACGAGATATATGCCGCAGTGATTGCCGTGGCAAAGCCCTATACCATCACCGGCCTGAATGGCGCCGTAGATGATGCGAACCTGTACGATGCGCTGCGTGCAGCCATCGCGCAGATTGGCAAAAACAACTTCACGCCCAACTTCATCGGGGTGAACCCGGTAACCAATGCGCTTATTGAGATGACCAAGAGCGCAACGGATCGCCTGTACCTCCAACCTCCGTTCCTGCAAAGGTTGATGACCATGTTGCGCGAAGGCAACAAGGTGGCAGAGGGTTACGTGCTGGTTGGTGATATCAACCAGTACAACGTGGATGTGTACAAAGACCTGGTGTTGAAAGTTGGCTTCAACGAAGACGACTTCCGCAGGAACCAGTTCAGTGTTGTGGCTGAGATTCGTTACCACGACTATATCAGCGACAACAGGAAAGATGCGCTGTTGTACAGTAATCTTGAAACCATCAAAGCAGCAATCGACAGTGGAAGCTAATGTTGATTGACCGTACATATTTCGTTGGGGACCTGAATATTCCTAATACGAGTACTGCCGCTATTGGCAGCTTGCTGGATTGGTTCATTGAAAAGTACGAAGAAAAGTTTCTTCTTGATGCGTTGGGGTACAGTCTATACAAAGCCTTTAAGGCAGGAATGCAAGATGACCCCGTTGCGCAGAAGTGGACTGACTTAATAGAAGGGGTGGAGTATACGGACTTGTCGGGAATAACCCGGTATTGGCGGGGACTAATATCTTCGGTATCGGGAGATATAACGATCGAGATTAGCCCAATCGCCTGTTATGTATACTACTGGTTTATGCGAAATAATCATAGCCAGACCGCCACAATGGGAGAAGTAAAGTCCAAAAATGAAAATGCGGTCAGTCACAACCCAGCGTTGAAAATGGTTCGAGCGTGGAATGAAATGTCGCAAGCTATCCGTGATCTTAAGCATTTTCTGGATGCAAAACAAAGTGATTACCCAGAGTGGAAGGATCACGATTCGTGGAGAATGCTGAGGCTTTTCGCACCCATAAACGAGTTCAATATATGAGTGAGCCCGTATATATCGTAGAAGAAGTAGGCACAGTGGTTACAAAAGTAAATGCCGCACTCACGCAGGCCGGATTCTCGCCGCTGCCGATCTATTATATGTACGGGCATCCGCTCGAGATTGTTAAACGGCTTCAGGAATTATCAAACAGCGTTACCGAGAAGGATAAAAAATTTCCGCTGATTATTCTGTTCACAGATATCACAGTCGATAAAAGTACATCCGGGTTCTACGGATCGACAAATCTTCGAATGCTTGTCGCGAACATCACGCAACCGGAATATATATCCGAACAAAGAACGGATTTGAATTTTAAACCGGTTCTGCACCCGATAAAGAATGAGTTGATAAGGCAGATTAGCCTGCATCCTCAATTCACATTCGAAGGAGAATTGACCTATAAGGAAACGGACATGTACTTCTACGGTAGCCAGATTAACAACAAAAACATTTTCAACGACTACATCGATGCGATTGAACTGAAGGACATCCGGTTGAACATCAAAAACAAAATCTGTTAATCCATTTAATTCAAAAAAAATGGCAACGTTAAATAAACCNCTTTGCGCGACCAGCTACGGGAACACCGGCTTTGGTGATTGCTTTTTGGAGCCGTCGAAGATTGTGGGTGCATTTCAGGTGCCTTCCAATTTTCAAATTAGAGAGGCGGACATAGCGAATCTTCAAGAAATTCTTGTTGATAAGATTCACGCTCCGATCACCTCGCGCGTGTTCCCGTATCACAATTTCATATCGATAACCGATAACACGGAAGATGTAACGATCAACACGACCGATTACGGTGCAAAGATCTTCATTCGTGACGGCTTCTATGATTTCACCTTCCGGTATCTGAAAGGCGGCGTTCAGGCGCATCAGGAGTTTGCGAAGAACGAAGGCAGCAACAAGTACTTTTTGTTCTACGACGACAACGGCGTTCTGTACGGATACATTTCCGGCGGCGTCCTGAAGGGCATTCCTGTGGACCTGTTCAAAGTGCTTCCGTGGCGGTTCCCGACTGGCGCCGAAGCTGCACAGTATCTGATGCGATTTATCATCAATCCGGTGTACATGAACAAGGGCAACCTTGGTTTCATCAAGGTGAAGGATGCGCTTGAGTTTAACCTGTTTGATGTGGTAGGGCTGCAGGATGTCGTACTGACCATACTTGACAGTGCGGACAATGTGGCTACGGTTCAAGTGCGCAGCAAGATCAGTGATGTGAACCTGTACAGCGCCTACAAGACGAACCTGCTTCAGACGACCGCCTGGCGTGCCTTCAAGTCGGACAATACCCTGTCATCAATCACGAGTGTGTCCGATAACTCAGCAGACGAGGCGTTCGATGTTGCTGTGAACTACAACGACTGGGCGGCTGAGTTCGATGGCGATAAAATGACCATCCAACTTGCGATTCCGTCCGTCCTGAAGGCGCCCCCGATTGAAATGGAAGGGTTTGAGGACAAAGACGGCGTAGCATTCCCGGTTGAATCGGCTTCCAGCTAATGACCGTTATTCTTGATAACACCGGGTTCAGTGTAGCACACTGGGCCCGGTTTGGCGAGGAAGAATTCATTCGAGAGGCTTTACGGGATGGGGTCTTTCGGGACAAGGCGGACAGGGTAGAGCTATTAAAAATCGCTTATCAATTAATCCATGACGCTGCACGAACTCAAGCGTAGACTTGACCGGTTTGATCTGGTTCAAACTGTTTCAGAATGTGTAGACGAAACGAGTGACACCATGGTGGACCTGAACCGTGAGCAACTGTTGCACGGCCTGGATAACGAAGGCAATTACCTTAGCCCGAAGTACAGTGAAGACCCTTATTTCAAAAGCCCCGAAAGCGCGAAGCGGTACGCAGAGTGGAAAGCCCGTATTGAACCTAAGCGGGATAAGCCCTTTGATGTTCCAAACCTATTCATCACCGGGCGATATCATGCTTCAATTGATGCGCATGTAGGGCCGGAGACATTCGATATAACAAGTAGCGACCCGAATGCCGGCAGCATAGAGAGGAAGTTTAAAAAAGTGTACGGGCTCAGTGCGGAATATAAGTCCATCTATATCGATGACCACTTATTCGGACGGCTGAAGAATAAAGTTACGCAGCGGTTGGGTTTCAAATTCGGATGATATGGGTTGCCCGGGATGCCTATTAAGTGAGAGAGAAAAGCAGCAGCAGATTGAACAGGTTTCCAATTTGGCAAAGCAGTATGCAGATAACAATAAAAAACTGGCTGTACTCTACTGGAAATCTGATAAGCAGGTGGATTATATGGATGCAGAGCAGGCCAGAGCAGCGGGTATTACACCGATCAAATTTGTATCGTGGTTGTAGCGTGCTCCCGATGGAAAATTTTTTGCAGTGCCTGTGTGAGAACAACCTGCAGGCACTTGTTATAGAGGGTTCGGCCACCGAGAAGGAACTGACTGAAGCGTGGGTAATCATACTTGCCGAGTACTACGAACTGCGGGGTGAAACATCGGAGCAGTGGCAATTGAGTCGCGATGTGTTCCGGTTACAAAACCACTTGTTTCTGCTGGATCAGTGCGTTGAATTTTTGAAAATTCGGTGGAGCGATTCTATCGCGGAAAGCATCAGGTCTCTGGGGTATCCGTTCAATCCGGCCGATCATACTAATTACGGAACGGAGTTGAACCGGGTTATCAATAAGGCCAAAACGAAGTTCATAGTTCTTCAGCAGTTGATCAAACAACTGGCCGATCAGGTGAAGAAGTTCGATGATAAAAAACCATCCCGGGATTACTTCGATCAAATGTTGATTCATATTGAAGAGATGCAAAAAGTCTCTTACAGCATGGAGTCGTTAACGGTTCAAAAGTATATCCAATTGGAAAAAAAATACTTCCAATACGTTGAACAATTAAAAGCGAGGGTGGCAAAGCATGGCAGAACGCATTGAGTCGCTCATATCGAAGGAGGCGTTAACACAGTTTCAGGCGCTCAAAACGCTCACGGACGAAAACGTGAGTGCGTTTGAAAAGCTCGTTGCCCGAGCCGTTGCACTGAACAAGGAACTGGGATCGGCGAAGTCTTTCAAAGAAATCAGCCAGGGCATGAAACAGGCCTCTGAGGCGGAACAGGAATTGATAAAGAAGTCCGAGGAATTGCAGGCCTCACTCGCAAGGCTTCAGAAGATGTATGACGAACAGGCAAAGAAGCTGGCAGAGTTAAGCACCAAAGCATCGGAGACGCGAAAAAATTATGGGAGCATTGGCGATTCGTTTGCAGACGTGGGCAATAAACTGGATTCGAGCGATAACCCATTCAAGAAAGCGATTGCGAATTTAGTTTCTCTGAATAATCAGTTAAAGCAAAACCGGGAAGCGCAGAAGACGTTGCAGGGGCAGAAGTCTGTTTTTCAGGGCATGGATCAAAGCCTGCCCGATGTGCAGCGTGGATTAGCAGAGATCAACAAGCGCGAACAGGAATTGGTAGCGGAAGAAAAGCTGCTGCGTGCTGAGATTACCGCGACCAATAAGGAGATCAGGCAGCGGATTAGCCTCAACCAGGCGGACGCGAATACCCGCGAGTTCATTAAACAGCAAATTGCGGAACTCAAAAGAGAGCGCGATTTCAGTGTTAATATCAATACCGAGGAAGGCATTGCCCGGCTCGGAGAGATCAATGCTGAGATTGACCGGCTGAACAAGATTCTTGAACAAACCGCCGACAACCTCGAACAACGGAAGATCAACATCGGTAACTATCAGGGGTCGGCAAAAATTATCGTGGATGCCTTAGAGCAGGCTAGGAGAAAAACAGAGGAACTTACTGCCTCGTTGGGCCCATTGGACCCCGCTGCACAGGCTGCGCGCCGCGAATTAGAAGCCCTGGAACGTATTACCGAGAACCCCGGTTTTATGAAGCTCGCGGCTAGTGCAGGGGACACACAAAGGGAAGTAAAAACGCTCACGCGTTCCTTGATTGAATTGGAACGTGCCGGGATGGGCAATAGCGAAGTAGCCAGGGAGCTTCGGCATGAGATAGGCGCCTTGAAAAGGCAATTGGGAGACGTAAAGGCAGAGATTAAAGCTGCCGCAAGTGAAATTCGCAATTTTGATCTGTTTGCACAGTCGGTAAATTTTCTCGCACATTCTTTCGAAACAGCTGCAGGTGCAGTAGCATTATTCACCGACAGCGAAGAAGATGCGCAGGTTGTGACAAAAAATCTTGTTGCAATCCAATCTGTAGCCAACGGCATTAGGGGTGTCGCCCATGAACTCACAAGCCGTGGCACTGCTGCCAATAAGGCCTACGCGTTTGTGCAGAAACAGGTTGCCATCGCAACCGATGCTTCGGCTACTGCTACAATGAGGTTGAATGCTGCGCTGAAACTGCTCGGTATTGGCCTAATAATTACGGCCGTTACCTGGCTTATCACCAAATTTATCGAGCTGTCCAATGCCCAGAAAAAGGCTGCCGAGCATCAAAATAAACTGAACGAGGCTACTAAGGAGTATCACGCACAAGTAGTTAAACTGAACCAGGAGCTGGGCCGCAGTCTCGATGATCAGACACAGGGATTGCGTGACCAATTGGCATTATTGGAAAAGCAGGGTGCGACTGCATACGAATTATTTGAACTTAAAAAACGTATAGCCCAATCTGATAAAGACAATGCTTTGCAGCAGCTGCGCGATTTGGATTTGACTGCAGCGAAGGTTGACCAAATGATAATCAAACAGGATCAGTTGAATGAGCAGCTGGCAAAAGCATACGATTTCAGAAAGAAAGCGCTTGAAATAGATTTCGATGACGCCGTTGAAAGCGCCGACATATTGATTGAATCCCTTCAAAAGGAAATTGAGGTCAATGCAGAGCTAATCAGGCAGGGTCAGGCATTGGTGAAAACATACCAGGACAGCGC